GCACCCAACACACTTAGGCTTTCAAGTTGACTGGCCGCTATTCGTTAAGATACCCTTCTCAGGTAACGGGAAGAATTGGAAACGAGGGGATCACTTCAACTGGTTAGAACTTGGTATCGACCAATACAAGACTTATACGCTATACTCCATCGGCAGTGTTTACCATAACTCTGAGATGGAAGTCCAAGCTAAAGTAGGCGACAGGCTATCTGAGATGTCAGGCCAACAGCTTGAAACTCTAGTCCAACTACTTAACGTAGAAGTGAAGAGTAGAACCTCTAGTTCCTCTGAGTTTCAGACTAAGAAGTGTAAGAAGTCTACGATAGAAGATAAACAACGAGGTTTGGTACGTAGGTTCCTAAACAGCAACCGATGGATCACAGAAGACTTCTACACCATCAGGACAAACATTCTTGATGAGTAGTAATAACTAATGGAGAGATACATTGAGCTGGACATACGATTCAACTAACTTAGGTACGACTACTATCTCAGAGCGTATCAACACAGTTAGACTCTTAGTTGGTGACACTAACACCCTAGACCAACAAGTTCAAAACGAAGAGATTAACTTCGGACTAACTCAAAACAGCAATGGCCTATATGCTACAGCTTCTTGGGTAGCTCGTACTATCTCTTCTCAGTATGCACGTAAAGTAAGTACAGAGTTAAGTGGGGCGCTAAAGGCTGACTATTCTGACCTTATGTCCCATTACTCTACTCTGGCTGATAACCTAGCTTACGAAGGTAAGAAGTCAGGTTCTGTAATTGGTGTTCTAGCTGGCGGTATTAAGATATCTACCGTTGAATCAGTACGAGAGAATACCGATAGGATGCCTAACTCATTCCGTCGGGACCGTTTCAAGAACCCACCAAGTTACAGCAAACCAGAGTTTGAATAAGGGAGAGTAGCTTATGTCTTTTAGGTCATCTGATCTACTTCACCTAGTAAAAGACTTTGGGGAATCATTAGTACTTCGTCAGGTTACTACGTCAGGTACTTACTCTCCAGCCACAGGTTCGGTCACTGGGTCTTCTACTACAGACTACAGCTTTATAGGCTATATGTACGACTATGACATAATGAACCCTACTGAGGTAGTTCGAGGCACACGTAAGTGCGTTGTACCAGCACTAGGATTAAGCGTAGAGCCTCAACCAGACGATCTCATGCTAGGTAGCAACGATATGGTTAAGGTGTCTAGGGTTGTCTCTATATTCTCTGACGGAAGCCCTGTATGCTACCTGTGTGATGTAGAGGAGTAACAACCCATGAAGAGTAGCTTTAGTGTTAACGCTTCGTTCCACAAGAAGATCGAGTCCCTAGAGGAAAAAGCCTTAGTTGGAGCTAAAGACCAGCTAACCGATATTGCTAGGTCTGCTGTAAACTTCTCTCCAGTTGATACAGGTGCTTATGTAACCTCGTTCTCTTATACTGTAGGTGCTGGTCGTCCCAGAGGAAAAGACTCAGCTAACCGCCCTACCGCAGCCTCACCTGAGGGTCAAATGGACGAAGGGTTTAGTAATCTCGTGGGGGATATATCTAAGGTTAAGAGCCTAGAAGATTTAGATCAGCTTACCTTAAGAAACGGCTCTCCTCACGCTTCTGATGTAGAATACGGGGAAGAGTGGCATAAGACCCAAGGTTACTTCGTATTTGCTCAATTAAGGAATCTCTATGGCTAATGATATTTACAACAGTATACGTGCTGCCCTAGAGACGCACCTAGCATCAACAGTGGGTACTACCCCAATAGCATATGAGAATGTAGCCTTTAGTCCAACTACAGGTACTCTCTTTGTAAAGCCCACGTTCATCCCCACGTTAACACAACCAGCAGTTCGAGGCACTAACCCACAGCTTCTATACCAAGGCTTATTTAACGTCATGGTAAACGCTCCTGAGGGCAGTGGACCAGCACAAGCTGACACAACTTGCAACACAATAACTAATGCTTTCTCAGCAACTAGCGACATATCTCTTGTTGTAGGGGCAGAAACATACATCGTCAGAATACGCTACGCTGAACGTCAGCAAGGACGTATAGACACCCCTTGGTACTCAGTCCCAATCAACATCGGCTGGTACATCTATCATACCTAATCAACGGAGAATATAACATGGCTTTTGCACAAGGCTCACGCTCCAGTCTGTCGTTCATTACCGAATCAACTTTTGGTACAACGCCTGCTGGTAACTTTACTAACCTACCATTCAGCACACAGTCGCTTAACTTGTCTAAGGACCGCCTTGCTGGTACAGACATTCAAGCTGACCGTATGGCACGAGTAGATCGTCACGGCAACCGTCAAACTGCTGGAGATATTGTAGCTGACTTACGTGATGCTGACTATGATCTGCTACTTGAGGCTGCTATGCTAAGTGCCTTCGATGGTGGCGCACACACTCTAAAAGTAGGTGTTTCACCTAAGTTCTTCTCTATCGAAGACTATGCTGCTGACATCGACCAAGCCCGTTTGTTTACTGGCATGACTGTTTCCACTATGGCTATTTCCCTTGCACCTAACCAGATGGTAACTACTACCTTTGGTATGGTAGGTAAGGACATGACTGTTAGTGGTACACAGAAGACACAAGATGCCGCTACAGCCGCTGCACCCTTTGACTCATACTCAGGTGATATCGGAATTGGTAACGTAGGTTCCCCATCTACAGTTGCAATCGTAACTAGCTTGGACTTCACACTAACCAACTCATACGCTCCAACCTTTGTTATCGGTGACGACAGCGCACCATCCCTAGAGTTTGGTCGTGCCGAAGTTGAAGGTACAATGACTGTATACTTCGAAGATGCAGCTTTAATCACTCGCTTCTTGAACGAGACTGAGACTGCAATTCAGGTATCTGTTGATGACCCTACAGGCGCTAATGCTTACACCTTTGATTTCCCACGTGTGAAGATCAACAGTGCAGACGTTGGTGTAGATGGCCCAACAAGCCGTATGATTAGCCTTTCCTTTGTAGCTCTATATGACGCTACTATGGGAACAAACCTTATGATTACACGTCCAGCGTAATCTAGTAATACCTTACGTAAGGTACAGTGGAGGCACTTGGGTCGGGCCTTGTGTCTCCACACTTAAACAACACTCCCGACTAACCCCCTGACAAACCTAAGCAGTCGTAAGACTGCGCCTAACTTAACAAAGGATATCCCGATGGACCTTAAAGACCTAAAGCCAACTTCTGATGTAGTTGAAGTAGAGATTAAACATCCGACCACCCTTGATGTACTACTAAATGAAGATGGTACACCAATGACCATTACTATGTACGCTCCCCATGCTAAGGAATATAAAGCCCTAGTTCACGCACAGACTAACAAGCGTCTAAAGCAGGCTCAGTCCAAGAAGAAGATGGACATTACTGCCGAAGACCTAGAAGAAAGTGCATTGGGTATCTTAGCGGATGCAACTAAGTCTTGGAACATTACATACGGTGGTGTGAAGCCTAAGCTATCCGTAGCTAAAGCTAAAGAGATTTACGACGAAGTGTTCTGGATTAAGGATCAGATCGAAGAGGCTGTAGCTGACTCACTGGATTTTACGAAGGTCTGATTGAGGAACTTGAGCAGTTCGGGGAGCACAACTTTGAACTGAACAAGCCAGATCAGAACGGCACTACAGAACGAGAACACCTAGAACAAGTTGAAAGGCAGACTGGACGCAAGTTAGAAGCATTGGATGGACCCGAATTTCCCATGCTAATATCTCGCATCTGGTCTGCCTTTAT